CGCGCCGGAGGTACTCGAGGCCGCCTACGACAAGCTGACCCAGATCGCGCAGGATCTGAACGAGCAGGTGGGCCGATCCCTAAAAATCTCGGTGACCGAAAGCGGAACCCCCAACACATCGCTGCAGGGAGATGTGGTGCCGGGATCATTCCTTGGCTTCGGCATCGACGGCAACTTCTCTGTTCTTACCCCGCCCTCCGGCACATTCATCTCTGCTGGCGCCTCGCTGATCGCAGTCGATGCATTCACCGGCGACGGCACCACCGTGGACTTCACGATGGGCGGCATTCCGGCAGGCGCCGGCAACGTCTTTGTCTTCCTCGATGGCGTCATGCAGGATGCCGTGAACTACAGCGTATCCGGCACCACGCTTACCTTTTCGACCGCCCCTCCGCTCAACACCAACATCGAGGTGCGCCGGTTCCAGTCGGTTTCGCTCAGCCCGGGAGCGACCACCGCGGATCTCGTGACCTACAGTCCCGCTGGCTCTGGGGCAGTCAATACGACCGTCGAGGCCAAGCTCCGGCAGTACGTCTCGGTCAAAGACTTCGGCGCTGTCGGTGATGGAGTGACGGACGACACTGCGGCAATTCAGGCTGCGATTGATTATGGTGTATTGCAGAGCAATGTCGTGTTTATGCCATCTGGAAATTATCTGGTGACAGATACACTCGACATTCCAATGTATACCCAAATCAAGGGTGAGCATCACCATCAAAATAGTGTAAGCTATGGTGTTCAGCCAAAAGGGACAAAGATCACTTTTGCGCCAACAACTGCAAAAACTCTGTTTCAGGCGAGTGGGCCAAAATTGCTTGGTGGTTTTTATCGATCCAGTTATTTGATCGAAGGACTGTATCTTTCTGGAAACTCAACAGATGCAAGCGGAAACAGTGTATATGCACTAGACATAGACAGCATTACTTATTCGTCATTTAGGGATTTGGCTATTGACGGGTTCAGAACAGGTATTCGGGTCTATGCCTCAATCAACAATCGTTTTGAGCATGTGCATATTGCAAATGCCTACATACAAAACGTTTTGTATGATGGCGGCACATCAACGACTGATGTGTGGGACCAATGCACATTCCATTACGCTCCGATTGGGTTGAATTTTTCTGGGGTCACTATTGGTTGCCGCTTCACTGAGTGCCTTTTTGAAGGCCTTGAAGATTACGGAGTAAACATTGCCAAGGAAAGCTTTGGCCACATGTTCTCGAATTGTTATGCAGAGGACGTTCCATCTACGGCAAATGCTAATGGGGCCATGTTCCGTGTTGGGCATGATGGAACAACGCTGACTGTATCAAATGCTCTTACCGTCATTGGTGGTTACTATGGTGGCCGCAATGCAGGGGCTATCGGTAGCTTTGTTGATGCTGACTTTGCGTCTTCAATCATGATCGCGAATCCGCTCGCAACCCGCTACACCAACGGCATCAAGACCTCGGCAAACACTTACATCGACAGCGTTATTGTTTCTGGGATGCAGGTGACATCCATCACCAATATCGTGACCGACTTTACAAAGGTGAATGGGTTATATCCACATGCTCAGCTTGGCATTAGTGGCGCAGAGCATAGGCTTCGCACTCCTGTTATTTTTGCCGACGAAATTAGAGAACGGACATCTGGTGCAGGGGTGCTTTTGGGCAGCACAACTGCTTGCCCTGTTCAGGTTGCTACGACTGGTGGCTCAGTGGGCTTTTACGGAACGACCCCGATCAGCAAGCCAACAATCACAGGCTCAAGGGGCGGGAACGCTGCCCTTGCAAATCTACTTACACAGCTTGCCGCTCTCGGATTAATCACCGATAGCACGACATAAGGAGGCGATCATGACGATCAAACAACAAGGCGGCGTCTTTGGTCGCAATCCGACTTTCAATGATGTCGAAATCGACGGCACGCTTGATGTTGCGGGGTCTGTAACAACTGGTGCTCAGACCATCGACGGAACCATAGAAGCGTCCAAGGTTGATGATGCCGCTGGTATTTTCCGCAGGGAAAATTCGAATGGTGTTGCTGTTCAGATTTACAAGGACACTAATGAAGCTGGTCGTCTAGGTGTCTTTGGCACAAACGATCTATGGATTGGCAACAACACTTGCGGCATTGCTTTTTCCGATGGCCTTTCTTCAATCTACCCCGTTACAACGGTAGGTGCTGGTGCTGGCTCTCCGGGAACTCTTGACCTTGGGTATTCTGGTGTTGGTTTCAGAGACATTTACCTTGCAGGCAACGTAGTCATTGGCACATCAGGCAAAGGCATCGACTTCTCTGCCACCTCTGGCACTGGCACAAGTGAACTGTTCGATGACTATGAAGAGGGAACGTTTACTCCGACCATTGCCGATGCTGCATCTGGTGGGAATATCGGCTCTGCAACAACTGCGGCTGGTCATTATGTAAAGGTGGGTCGTGTTGTCACCGTGGCCGTTGACCTTGTCAATATAGACACCACAGGACTAACATCTGGCAACTATCTTTTTATCGGTGGTCTGCCATTCACTGCCTTCTCTGGGTCTGGCTCTCCTGCTTGGACAGGTTCTGTTCTTGGTGCAAACACTTGGACCAGCATCACAACTGGCATCGTCTCGAACATTTTAGAAAACACAGATTATGTTCGCTTTATTAAGGACACAGATGCAGCAACGGGTGCATATCTAACAGTGGGTGATGTTAACTCTGGTGCAACTGATGCTCGTTTCAGCATTACCTACTTTGCAGCATAAGGGCAGACACAATGGCACTGACAAAAACACACGACAGAATGAAAGCAGGCGGTGCAGTCAATGTGATTGACTTTGGTGCCGTTGGAGATGGGACGACTGATTGTGCTACTGCTTTCAATGCGGCAATTTCCTATGCGGTCGATAACGACATTCGTGAAATTTTAATTCCATCTGGTGATTACAACGTCAACAGCCCTATCTACTTGCAGCGCCGATTGGCGTTCATTGGTCAGGGTCGTGGCAACGGAATTTACCCACGCAACATCTCTCAAACTCCGACACGCATTGTTACCTCTTCGTCTGATATGTTCAGCAATCTGCTGGCTGAAACGGGCGGCGGCGTAGATGGGCAGGTTTCGGAAGTAAGGTTTGAAAACATCGGATTTTATTCAAAGTCTGGTGGTGGCCACATCTTCAACTTCAATGCCATTGACACTGCAACGGTGAACAACCTTGAGTTTTTCAGGGTGGCATTTGAGCAAGAAAACACCGACAAGCGGATGATTTGGGCACCGACTGATGGTGACTTCTTCAAAGTCGATATGCACAGTTTCTCCATGTATTATCCAGTCGGAACAACTGTCCCCATGTTTGACTTTGTTGGCTCTGCTGCAATCAACAATATTAACCTTCAAACATTCTGGTGCACAAAGGCAGACACCACCAGCAACACTGGGACATATGCAATCCGTATGGACAGAACCAGTGGCGGTTTCTGCAACAACATCACAATCACAGATGGCGTTCTACAACAGCCTCTTGGTGGGTTCCTTGATATTGGTGGGCCGCAGTCGGTTCGTTTGTCGAACATGGGCATGTATGATGCCGACACAACCAATGGAAATCCTGTGTTCAACCTTCGTGCGACGACTGGTGGGGTGCAACCTGACAGCGTTGTGATGGAAAGTGTGAATGTTAAGTTTGGAACAAGTGGCGTTCCAGACCTTAAGTTTGCCACCACATCTGGCAACACTGGTTTAGTGCTTATCAACTGCGGCTTTGAATATATGGACCTTGGCTCATCGGTTCGTTATTGCACAGCAATTGGAACAACGCCTGTTACAAACACAAAACTGGTCAATGGAAAAATCTTGCAAATTCGTGGTCAAGGTATCCGTTCCATTGAAAACGACGCCATTGAAACCATCAGTTTTTTGAACACAGGTGTGTTCCAGATTGATGGTGCTTCGATTGGATTGGCTTCTTCAACCCCAACAGCTTTGACAGCTACCACGAATGATTACGACCCATCGTCAAACAATGGGTTCTTGAGGGTTTCCGCAACATCTGCTGTTTCTATCACTGGTATTGTTGGCGGTGTTGACGGGAAGATTTTGGTTGTCAGAAACATTGGAGCCAACAACATCACCATGCGAAACAACAACGTTGGTTCTGCTGCTGAAAACAGGTTTCGTAATACTGGTGGTGCAGATGTTGTATTGGCTCAATACGATGCGATCCAATACATTTATGACGGCACTGAGGAACGTTGGGTTCAAATTTAATGCGCTTCGTGCGTGGACAGTCCAGCCAAGGAGGTAAACATGGCACTGACTAAAATGACAATCACCGACAAGATCGAAACTCTGCATCTCGCAGTAGGCTATCCTGTCATTCAGGTTCGTGAAGCAACGATCATCGCAGAGGATGGTGTGGAGATCAACCGCAGCTTCCACCGCCATGTGCTGACCCCTGACGCAGATGTGTCTGGCGAAAGCAATGAAGTGCAGGCCATTGCTGGCGTTGTTTTCACTGACGCAGCCAAGGCTGCATACGCCGCAGCACAGGCACAGGAGTAAGTACAATGGCTAACGTAACTGCTTCTATCACAGCACAGAATACCTTTACAGATAAGTTCCAAGTTGTTGGTCACTTCAACTTGTCAATCTCAGGTACATGGGCTGCTACAGTAACTGTACAACGTAGCTGGAATGGCACTGACTGGTTTGATGTAGACACATTTACATCCAACTACGAGGGTGTAGGCTTCGATGCTGAAGAGGTGTACTACCGTGCAGGTGTTAAGACTGGGGACTTTACCTCAGGTACTGTAGCACTACGTATCTCTGACAACAAAGACTTTACGTCTAAAGACGTGTTCGTTCAGTAACATGGAAGGTAAGGCTATCATAGGAGTTCTTGTAGCTGCTCTGATGGCCTTAGCTACATGGAACCTGAAGACAACACATGATCTTACTCTAGCTGTCTAACGGCTAGAGATTATTCTACTCAATGATGCAATGCTCAAATAAGAAAGCACAGAGATGATGGACGACAACAGTTGGCACCTAAGTAAATCAGTTCCTATTGCATTTGTAGCAGCTATTATTTTGCAGACTGTTGCTCTTGTATGGTATGTCTCACAACTCGATGGCTCAGTAAAAAACAATACTAGAGACTTAGTACGTCATGAGACACGTCTTGAATCACTAGAGAATATAGTGCAAAGCCAAGCTGTAACTATGGGCCGTATGGATGAAAACATTAAAGCAATCCGTCAGGCTGTTGAACAAATGGCAAATAAATAACTTGACACAGGTAACCATACCGTGGTACAATTAGATCAAATCAGAAAAGCTGCAGAGAACGACTTAGTTTCATTTATTAAGTTAGTAGCACCAGAGCAAGTCTTAGGCCAATGTCATGAGGATGTGTGTAACTGGTGGACTAGATCAGACGGTAAAACTCACCAGCTTCTTCTATTCCCTCGTGACCATGGTAAGTCTCGTTTAATTGCTTATCGTGTAGCTTGGGAACTAACCAAAGATCCTACTCTACGTATTCTTTATATCTCAGCTACAGCTAACCTTGCAGAGAAACAACTAGGGTTTATTAAGGGTATCCTGACTTCAGACATCTATAGCCGTTACTGGCCTGAGCATGTCAACAAGGATGAAGGTAAACGGTCTAGGTGGACTACAAGTGAGATTGCTTTAGACCACCCACTACGTAAGAAAGAGAATGTCCGTGACCCCTCAATCTTTACTGGAGGTCTTACTACATCTCTTACAGGTATGCACTGTGACATTGCAGTACTCGATGACGTTGTAGTCTATGAGAACGCATACACGGGTGAGGGACGTAACAAGGTTAAGTCTCAGTACTCACTACTCTCCTCTATCGAGGGTGCCAATGCTAAGGAGTGGGTAGTAGGAACACGGTATCACCCAGCCGACTTGTACAACGATCTGATGCAGATGACTGAGGATCAGTACAATGAGGAAGGCGATAAGATTGCTGAGGATAATATCTACGAGGTATTTGAACGTGCAGTAGAGGATCGTGGTGATGGCACTGGTGAGTTCCTCTGGCCCCAACAACAACGTAGGGACGGTAAGTACTTCGGGTTTACTCGTCAGATCCTAGCTAAGAAACGTGGGCAGTACCTAGACAAGGGTCAGTTCCGAGCACAGTACTACAACGATCCTAGTGATCCAGATAACGTACCTGTAGGTAGTGAGAAGTTCCAGTACTATGAACGTAAACATCTAGTGCAAGAGAATGGTTACTGGTTCTACAAAGAGAATAAACTGAATGTCTATGCTGCTGTTGACTTTGCTTTTAGCTTATCAAAGAAAGCTGACTACACAGCAATCGTTGTAGTAGGTGTAGACTCAGACAATAACGTATACGTCTTGGATATTGATAGGTTCCGTACAGATCGTATCTCAGAATACTTTGAGCACATATTCCATCTAGTTGGTAAGTGGTCATTTAGAAAGATGAGAGCCGAGGTTACAGTAGCTCAACAAGCTATTGTTAAGCAACTTAAGGAACTCGTTAAGCAACACGGTTTGTCTCTATCCATAGATGAGTTTAGACCTAACAAACATCAGGGTAACAAAGAAGAACGGATTGCATCTACCCTAGAGCCACGATACGACAACCTTCAAATGTGGCACTACCGAGGTGGCAACATTCAAACTCTAGAAGAAGAGTTGATGTCACGTAATCCACCCCATGACGATATTAAGGATGCTCTAGCTTCTGCTGTAGACATTGCCGTTAAACCATCACGGTCAGTCAATAGAAGTAAGAGTAACAACATAGTCTGGGCTAATTCACGTTTTAGAGGAGCCTCATAATGGCAGGTGAAACAATCGAGATTGAACAGGTTCTTGGCCCTGACCATATGGCAACTGAGATTGCTAATCGTTGGCGTGAGTGGTCTAACCTTCGTGAGCAAAAGGTAGAGGAGTGGAAAGAGCTTCGTAACTATCTGTATGCCACAGACACTCGTACAACTAAAAATGCTATGCTGCCATGGTCTAACAGCACGACTACCCCTAAGCTGACACAGATCATGGATAACCTTCATGCTAACTACTTTGCTACTCTGTTCCCACAACAGAAGTGGATGCGGTTTGAGGCTGACACAGCCGACAGCAATACTAAAAACAAACGTGATATAATCCAAGCCTACATGGATAACAAGATCCGTCAGTCTAGCTTTGTTAATGTTGCATCTGATTTGTTGTATGACTACATCCAGTATGGCAACTGCTTTGCTACAGTCTCTTGGGAAGACAGCTATCAAGTTAAAGAGAATGGTGACTTTGTTGTAAACTATGTAGGGCCACGTGTTGTACGTCTATCTCCTTACGACATCTGTTTTAACCCTACAGCCTCTAGCTTCGAGAAAGCACCTAAGGTTATTAAGTCCATTAAGACTTTGGGTGAGATCCGTAAGATGATCCAAGATGATCCATCTAAGTCTTATATGGCCGAAGTATTTGATAAGATGATGGGTGCTCGTGCTGCTGTCCGTGGCTCAGGAGAAAGCACATTTGCTAAGGCCGATGGCTACATTGCTGATGGCTTTACTTCCATCCAACAGTACTATGAGTCTGACTACGTAGAGATCCTGACATTCTATGGAGACTTCTACGACAGTGCAAATGACAAGCTATATACTGACCGTGTGATTACAGTCGTTGACCGTGCATACGTCCTAGCTAACGAAGAGAACCCTAGCTGGTTAGGTAGTGCTCCTATCTTCCATGCTGGTTGGAGACCACGTCCAGACAACCTGTATGCCATGGGTCCACTAGATAACTTGGTTGGTATGCAGTACCGCATTGACCACCTAGAGAACCTTAAGTCAGACGTATTCGA